CCGATAACCACATAATTAATAAGCTTTAGAGTTTCTTTTTTTCTCTGGTAACATTCTTTTCTGACCGCCAACTGGCATTTCAGGTTTTCCTGTACCAATATAATTAAAAGCTTTATCAGCAGTTGTTTTAGATCTAGGATCTATCTCAACACTTTGATCAGCAACTTTAATTTCCTTAATTTTATCAAGTTTTTGCATTTATGCTCCTTTTTTAACCCCTTTTATAACACCTTTGTTCTTAGATGCATAGAATATCTTTTCACCCCTCTTTTTACCATACTGTTTTTTCATGGATTTCATAATTTTTTTACCTTTTTTGTTTAATGGCATTAATCATCCTCCATCATAACCTGTGCTTGTTGTATTCCTGACTTTGCAAGGCTAACTCCAGCACGTAATTTTGATAAATCTTCGTTTTGTTCCAACTTATCTTCAAAATTTTCACGTTGTTGCATCAATCTTGCTCTTGCAAGTTCAACTTGTGCCTGATCATTGTCTCGTTTACGCTCATTTTCCATCGCACGTAGGTCAACTTCACGTGATTTTAGTTTTAGAAGTGGGTCAGAATCAAATTGTGATGTAATTTTCTTCTCTTCTCTCATGAAATCTTCTGTCATTTCTGCAATCAACACTGCTTTTCTAGCTTCAACTTGCTGAGCTATTTGTTGTAGCATCTGTGCTGCTTGTGGATTTGTTGGTGCTTGTTGTTGTAGAGTTTGTAACTGCATCATTTGGTCTCTAAACTCTAATTGTATTTGTTCTTGTGCCATTAAACTTATGTGTTCTAAAATATTTTTTTGTATAGCCGCCATAATCATAGGATTATTTCGAACCATATTCGTTGACATAAAATTTAAGTGCGCTGTGATGTGTGCTCTATGGTCTTGACCAGGGAAAGCTTGAAAAGGTTTACCTGCCATTGCATTAATGTGTTCCATACTTGGATCCATCGGTGCCATTGGTGCAGGTGGTGGTAATATTTGATCAATATTTTTTACACCGATTGCTTCATACATCTTTCGATACGCATTATATAAATTATGAATTTGTGGATTTGATTGTGCAAGTTGTAATTCTGTTTGTGCCATAGATATTCTTTGTGCCATTGAAAAAATATTTGGATCAGCAACAGGTAAAACATCAACCCTATCATCAAAATCTATTTGTTTAATAGTTCTTGCACCGCCCACTACATCATAAGGATATTCTGGTGGTAAATATTGTGACACAACTTTAGATAATAATTTAAATTCTTTTTTCATACCTGCATATAATCTTTTATGAATAGCAGACATGACTCTTGAACCACGTTCTAATAATGCAATTGTTGTTCCAACAGCAGCAGATTGATTACCATCACCCACTTGCATATCAGCAATAGCAGCAAATCTCTGACCTGCACCAACAACTATACCCATTAGCTGTAGTAATGTTGCTGATGGTTCTTTGTATGGTAATGGAAAAAATGCATCACGTAATGATCCACCTGGTGCATCAACATCTTTGAACTCACCTGGTTGTATAGGTGCAGCCTCGTCTCTAACTCTAACACCTCGTTGTTTAAATCCTGCTGGTAAATTAGATAATGTTCCTGCGTCTAGCAATTGACGGAGAGCAGCCGTTGCGGTTCTGCTCAATCCGCCAATCATGTGAATTAATCCAAAGCCATAAAATCCAAGACCTGGAAGAAATTTAAAATGAACAAAATATTGGATTTTAGTTTTCTTTAGATCATCAGGTGCATAGTTACGTCTGATAGATAAAACTTTTCTGCCACCCTCTTCAACAGTGACAATGTAAGGGAGTTTAATTCCTGTAGGTTCACCATCAGCATCAACTTCTTCAAATCCTTCTAAATCTAAATTAACATGACACTCTAAAACAGTGTACATTGGTTCGTTACGTCCAGTTTTTTTAGTCCCTTCTAATTCTCTTTCCTTTTTTTCTAATTCATTATTTGAATCTATACTTGGTGGTGCAAGTTCAATATCAGAATAAAAACCATTCACTTGTTGTTTTCTCAAATCATTTTCAGATATTTTTAATTTATGGATGATTGATTCCGCATCGTCTAATGAGGTAGCCGTATACGGAACAATCAAATCCTCAGCGGGTACAAATTTTGACACCGCTCTTCCCAATAGTTGATCATAGTAAACTTTTTTAAAAGTTGATCCAGCTAATGGTAAATGAAATAACATAGAATCAAACTCAGGTTCATATTCTTGCATTTGATCCATAATTAAATAATTCATAAAATCTTTGACACGTTGTGACTGTTGTTCTACAGGTGGACTTGATATACCCATGATCTGTGTTCTAACAGGTCCTTCTGCTGGTAATAATTCTTTGTATGCTTGTGCTTGAAACTGTGTAACTGCTTCAGCTAAAACTGGATGCGTTGCACCTGAAGCCCCTTGAAATGGCTCTGTTCTATTTTCATATTTAAATCCTAAAAGATCTAAACCTTGTATGTAGCCTTGCTCCCAATCTTTTCTAGAAGTTTTATAATCCATATAATTTTGAACCATTTCGTTTCCTAGTGGTTCTAAAATATCGTCTGGTAAAATATCTGCTAAATTATCAAAATGATTTTCTGTTCCTGGAATGTTAATGGCACCTGGTTCAAAATCAATTGTTGCACCGCCATCCTCTTCTGGTGTTACTTCAACAGGACCTTTTTGTTCTACTACTTCTTCTTCAACAACTTCTTCAGCGGGTAATTCGATTTCTGCTCTAACTTCGTTAGGAAGCGACTTGTCTATATCTGCCATTTAAATTTCTCCAGTCTTAGGTTTTAACTTGTTTTAAAGGAACTTTCAACCCTTGAGGATTGGGACCTCTCTTTGGCGGTGGGCCAGACTTTACACCTCCAGATCCAAGTGGCTTGTCTATCATACCACCATCTTTCATTCCTTCAGCTCTCATTTCTGCCAATACTAACTGTATTGCTGATAGCTCTGACATGTTACCTAAATTTTCAAACACACGTCTCTCAAACTCTTTCTTTTTTCCTGGGCTAAAATTTTTTGAATATTTATCTGTTAGTTCTGACATTAGTAATATATCCTCTTTTTTTTCTCCTTCATCTCCTCCACATAATCCTCTGGGTGAGAAAGTAGTCCACCTTGCCTAAATCTCATGATCGCTTGCGTGGTGGAGTCAACCAAGTCATCATGATCCCCATATGGAAAAGCTGCGCATTCTTCTATTACCTCTTCAGCGAACTTTTGTTCAGGAGCCCAGATAATACCAGATTCAAATAAAGGTGCAACAGCATTCACACGAGCGTGCTTATCGTTTCCTTTTGATGGTGTAAAGTTTGTTACTGGTATATCCATTTTCCGTAGTTCGTAAGTCAAAGGCAGTCCTGAAGCTTTAGCCTCCACGATAACTGTTTCAGGTTGCCAGTATTTATATTGTTCAAGGGCTAGTCTTCTAAGTTCAGGAAACTCATATCTACCTTTAATTGAATCTAATAACATTAAGTTTGCACCCTCATCCTCGGATGGATAAAAAATACCCCACGTGGTTATAGCACTATAGTCTGCTGTTTCTTTTTTTAAAAACGCTGTATCATAAGATTGTATTACATGGTGAATATTTGGTATCCAGTCGTGTTTCCAAATACGCCACCACTCACGTTTTAATATTGCACCTTCTTCACTAGTTGGTTCTTGCATCCATTGTGCGTTCCATTTAGCAACAGGTAGTGCAGCTTTAACTTTCTCTAACTCATCCAATTTCCAATACTCAGGCCACACTGGTTTAATCCCTGATTCGTGTTCCAAGAGTGCTGGAAATTCAACCACGTGCCACTTATCAGCTTTAACTTCTTTTTGTGAAGCAACCAAGGCTCCCGTTAAATCTTTCGTAGACCATCTTGTCATTACTAAAATTATTTTACCACCAGGTTGTAAACGCTGACGTGGACCTGATGTATACCACTCGTAGGCTCGCTCTAAAGATGCTTTGGATAATGCGTCTTGCTCTGAATGTGGATCGTCAATGATTAATAAATCTGCACCACGACCTGTGATTGCTCCACCAACACCCGCTGCGTAATATTCACCGCCATCAGATGTTTCCCAACGTCCCGCTGCTTTAGAATCTTCTTGTAATTTTGTTTTAAAAATTTTTCTATAATCATCACTATCGATTAAATTTTTTGCTTTACGACCAAACCTGATTGCTAGTTCTGCCGTGTGTGTTGCTTGAATAATTTTTAATTTTGGATCACGGCCCACCATCCACGCTGGCAGAAGATAAGATGCAAATTCTGATTTAGTATGCCTTGGTGGCATATTAATTATCAGACGATTTATTTCACCCGTCGCCAATTTATTAAACTTATCTGCAATGTGCCTGTGGTGGGACCCCTCTACAAAATCTGGCCACACACATTTGACAAAAGATAAGAAATCATTTTTAGCCTTATTCTGTATCTTTTTTTCAGCATGCAACACTTGAAGTTGTTTGAAGGTCTTTCGCACATCTGCAGGTAATTTATTTATATCTACCTGATTCAAGTCCATGGTACCTAAAATGTTTTTTACAGGGTATGGCTATATAAATCAAGCATATATACACATACATTAGGATCCCTTTCTAGAATTAAGGGGGGTAGCACGGAATAAATACTCTATTTTTTGGTGTCGCGTTGGTACCTCTATTGTAATAAAGATACACGCAACACGCGCGACAGCGCGCGCATAAAAAAACAAGGCCAATGAACCATTGGCCTTGTTAAATAACTAATTTAGATTTTATTAACTTAAATTTAATTCTAGTTGTTTTGGGTTTTTTGGCTCTTGGGTATAACTCCATCCATCAGGGTTAATAGTTGTTTGAAAATCATAACTATCAAAATCGGTCAAAAAACCTTTTTTAAAAACCAGGCCTCTTTCAAACTTGCCCAAGATATATTCTGCTAAAGCTATAATACAGTTTAATTTAGCATCTTCTTCAAAAGGTGCTACTCCGTAAACCCTAGCAATTCCATTACTATCAATGGCACTTACTAAAAAGATTTTTTTATCTTTTGAGTGTACCCCTCTATTTTTTTCGTTTTTCATATTGTCCTCTTTTAGTTGTTTAATTTATTTTGAATAATTTCAAAATATAACTTGATTTATAAATTATTCTAAAATATAAATCAAGCAATATCAAAAATAATATAGGATGGTAAATTATGTACGATATAGAGACAATAAAACAAATGAATGAAGACGCTGGTCAAAATGCAATGAAGCAGGGTCTTAAGCCTTTAAAATTTAATTCAGTTGATATGAATAATTTAAAAGGGGGAGATATAACTCCAATCAGGTCAATACCTGATTTGGGAGATAGCGTTCCAAATGGTTGGAGTAGGTTTGACCTTGGTAAGATAAAAGACAAATTTACTTATAGCTACAAAATCTATAAAGATGATGCCAAAGGTTCAGGTGCTTTTTTTGTGGATCAGGGTTTTGGTTCTGAAAATGAACCAGCAATGACTATTCCACAATTTATAAAAAGTTTATCTGAAATATGGAATATCAATAAAAGACTTGGTTTTGGTATAGTTGAGACTGGCCAATTTCAGGTTAAAATTGGAGTATTTCAAAAAACTAGTTAAAAGTTTCATGAGCCGTGTATTATGGTACACGGCTCATCATTTGGGGGTCGTGGGGTTTATTAGAGCGTTTTGC